CCAAGGCAACCACAAAGTACAGGCAATACTGAAAGTAGGCCCACTCGTTGCCCCCATCCAGGGCCTCGCCGTAACTCATCCAAAGTACACGGTTGTTCGCAAGATCAGCAATGTTCCAGAACAACAACAAGGGTCCGTAGTCGTGGTAGACCAAGATGTTCTTGTAGGCTTTTAGAAACTGACGCATGAAACACCTACCACATCATAACTTGGAGACATTATGCCTGATCATTTGGTAGGTGCATCGGGTTTTTACTCCGAAGGTTGTTGGTTTAAGTCCAACCGCCCCAGTTTTTTTTCATTTTCCACTTTACTTTTGTCCGTGCCGCGCAATTCCCTAATGATGGAAAGTGTCATGGCTTTCTTTGGCCCAGCAGGGAGGCATGTGGGTGGTT